GAACTAACTACGCCGCCCATAGTCTTTTACCCTTGAAGTAGCTTCCACCTCGTCCGTAGAACATATACCTGTCCTCTCCGAAATCCCCTCTAGGGAATTTTCCTATGTAATAAATAACGCCGTATTTCTTCCCGATTCTCTGGAAGAACCTGTAGTCCTTCTCCCCGGAAAAGACGTTAATCACGCCAACGTCCTTCTCGTACTTCATCATCTGGAAGTAGGCTATGGCAGTTCTCAGACGGTTTCTTGCACTCGCCCATGAGAACGGAATCCAGTGAGGCTCCAATGCCCAACCGTTAAATATCCCTACAACAAGACCAACCGGCCCGTATCCAGAAGAGAACTTTCTGTTCCTGTCCTCAATGATCCAGGCAAGCTGGTATCTTGAGAAATACTTGATTGCCTCCTCGGTAAACTCCTCCTGCGTGAGTTTTCCAAGGTTCTGAAATGTTCCCTTCAAATAAGCAGCCCATAATATACCCATGTCCTTTCCCATCGAGCCATCTTCATTGATGATTGAAACAGGGCGTATATTCGGCTTTGAGTCGCGGAACAGTCTGTCTCGCGCTTCTTTTGGCTTCATTGCTACTCCATGAGTGCGATATAGTCGATCTGGAAGTCCAGTGTTGTCTCTGTGTAAAACTCCATGTTGAACCCTTCACTCCTGCCTGCAGGAGCAAAGTTCTGCCTTGATTTCTTCTCCGCAAATGCAAAGCCTTCGTTATAGAAGTTGTCCGCTTCGTTATAGTAGTAACCACCACCATAATAAGTCGGGTCTGCCTGCGAGGCTGGCGGGCCTTTCAACGTGATATCGGATTGGGTCTCGTTGTATTCGTTAGCCCAATCGAATATCAGGGATATGCCTACTGCTCCGAGTCTTCTGTAGTGAACGTAGCCGTGCATGATGTGTTCACGGGAACTCTCTATAAGAGCAGTCCTTCTGGATACGACAATATCCGTACTGTTGTCACCTGTACCTGAACCAGTAAGGTCGTATATATTCCCGTCCTTGTCGCCAAAATAAACCGTCAGCGTGGTTTCCTGCGGTCTACGCATGTACAAGGCAGCATTTGAGTTGAAGATGTTTGTGCTGTCCAGCGTGTTCTTCAACTGCGTCTTGAACATGCCCCAAGGACTGCCACCACCAGAAATCAGGATATCCTTGAACAAGACAAGAATCTTGTCTGACAGGAAATAATAAACCCTCTGCCTGTGCTGGTCGTAAACTATACTCGTTCCAGTAAGGTCTTTCGTCGTGTCGGGCAACCACCTGGATATGTCATCAGCCCTTACATCACCAGAGGTGTCTGTTGCGCTCAGAAGGTCGATATTGCCACCCTTCTTCATGAAGGTGACATCATTGCCTATGTTCGCCATTGACTCGTTGCCAACGGCATGACTGCCTGAATAATAAGTTACGAACTGGAAATCAGACGCATCTATTCCAGACAGTCTGTGCAGCGCACCATCAACAGTGGAGATAATCAACTGCTTGTTGAATAGCGCAACACCGTTGATTGCCTTCAGATCAGGTGTCAGCGTGTAGAAGGCTGAATTTCCTGTTGCAACACCTGAACGATTAACCGTATCGAAACTGGTAGGCTCCTCAAACTCGGAGGCCAGGATCATGTGCGGATTATCATCTGAATCCGTTTTTATATTGAACAGCCACAGGCGATTCGCATGTACAACTCCGTACTTTGCGAATAACTCTACACCCTTGTCAGAGGTAATCGTGCCTGATGCTGTCGTCGTTGGACATGCAGTAATCGTGTAGGTAAATGCCGTCGTGGTTGGAACTGAGGCGACTTCGTACTCACCGTTGAAGGCAGCTTCGTTAGCACCAGCAATAGTCACCAAATCCCCAACAGCATAACCATGTGCGGCAGCAGTAGCTGTCACGGTTCCACCAGAACATGCCAGTGTGGCTGATAGTGGATTGCCTGACGTAAGCCCTGTCTTATGCCGTGCTAACGTGGTTCCATTCCAGTTGAGGATCGGAGTAAGTTTCTGTATGTCTACAATCGTCAGATGATCGTCCAATGCCCAGAAAACCCCCCTGAGCATTGAAGACGAATCAAGATTGGTCGTCCTGACAGAAGTAAATGCAGTAGAAGTATTCAAACCAGTCCATGAATAGATAGCAGGAGTCGTTACCTGGCCGCCACCATAGACAAGCGTAGTCTCGGTGTTCCCAGTCGTAACGAGCTGCATCAGGCCATTGACAGAACCACCATTAGGGACAGTTCCCTTCAGGTCAATAGGCTCTCTCGGGGCAAGATGCTTTGAATCCAGTTCCAGCTTGAAGTTATAACCTGACTCACATTCATGCGGTTGAGTAGATTCTGTCTCGTTCAGCCCATGACTGAATATCACTCGGGCCATTACTGATACCTGTACCCGTACCTTGGAACAGGGTCTTTCTTACGCAGAAGCGCCATTAAAGCACCCTTGGCTTTCATGTAGATAACGTCACGCTCCAGTCCTTCAAGCGGCTGCTTGGTGAACAGGAACGAGAATAAACGGGTAGCCATGTCTACAAAAGCATAGGCTTTCTGGTCTGAATCGAACGGCAATGAATCATTCTCGCTTGTGACCATCACGTTCTTTTCATACGTGTACCTGTACACCTTTGCGGCATCAGGTATTGGATACAACCCTACTTCCTGGTCGTCAGTGAAATAGAACCACTGCGGAGTACCTGTCTGTGAAGTGTACGCAAGTACGTCTTTCTTCAGGTTATCCTCACCACCAGGATACTCGTATATGAACGATTCAGCATCAGTGCCTGCAGCGCCTACCAGCCGGAACATCCACGGGTCGCACCCTGTAAACTTCACGAAGTCAGTAGCAAGAGAATACGTGCGGGTAGAGGCGACTGTAGTTATATTCCCATCAGTCTCTTCATCCCATAGAAACTGGTCGCCAACAAGTTCATTCAGGACATGCTGGATTGCCTGCCGACACAGGGAAATATTGCCCGCATGTTGGGTATTTGAAAACGTGGTGATGTCATCGTCATCCCACTGCATAAGAGTGGATAAACGTAGCATTCTGTTTACTGCTTCAAGGAACGTCATTAGAAAGCCCTTTTCCAGCGTCTTATCATTTGAAAGTTTCTTTCAAGTCCAATTTCTGTATTGTTGGATATAGAACTGTCTACAATAGAAATGCTATTGATAACAAGATCAAAATCATACGTGGCATTACTGTTAGCCACATAGATAACAAGGTTTAGTGACGCAGTAGGTGAAAACGTAGTTTCAAATACACCCGCACCATCTGATGGTGTCCATACCCTTCCTTCTGCCTTATCTCCAAATTCAATATACGCCTGCTGCCCAGATTGCAGCGTAGATACTGATTCGATATCGACAACAACAGTATATGTCTTACCTGTCGTTGGATATCCATTAGCTGGAGTTGGATCGGCCCCGTCTGATCTTGCTTCCTGAATAGTCTCAGACCAAGGATCATTTGCGGGCATTGATATGACTAATTGCCCACCTGTTACATCACCATATTGCTTTCCTGGGAAAGCCCCGTGATTGAATACCCATGCTGAAGGGTCGTCGAACTCTGGATCAACAAGAAATTCAGGCATGGCGCACACTATTGAGGCAACGAAACACCATTTGATTAACCCGTTCACCGGACTACAGGAATACGTGTTTTCAGTGCTTCTTCTATAATCTGGATGAACACATCAGGGTTTCTCTGTGAACCAATAAGATTACCCCGCGCATTCTTCAGCCTGAACTGATAACTCTTTTCCTCTTTTCCAGGCATAGATACAGAAACATTGATGATAGCGTCCTGAGACTGATTGACGACTACCTCTGGCTCGACTTTAGGTGGTCTGCCACGTTTCTTAACAGTTGATTCCATGATCACTCCTTAAAGGAAGGGGAGACCGAAGTCTCCCCCAAGAGGTTACGACAGATCAGACGCACCCGTTCTCAAGCGGGTTAGCCAGAGGTCGTTGAGAACTTCACCCGCGAACCAACACTTCCACGCGATAGTCGCGATTTCGTTGTAGGGATCGCCAGCACCGGCAGAACCGGGACCATGCTGGATCAGTTCAATCGGACTCGGAGTGCGTTCATACATCTTGTATGTATCAGTTGTATGTTCCTCATTCAGAGAGATGGAACCGACAGCCTCACGCCCATAGATGAAGGTATCGTACAGGTCAAGTGAAGTCACGGTAGTCGTGTAACGCAGAGAGTTAGCGCTACCGTTGCCACCACTGTCTGCAGCAATGATGCCTGCCAGTTCAGTAGAACAGAAACGAACACCATTTACAGTGCCGAACTCACCGGGGTTGGTGCTGGTATAGCCACCATACTGCTCAACACCGACAAAACCAGTGATGCCACGGATATCTTCCTCAACGTCAGGATGGCAGATACCGTAATAGGCTTCACGAATCGGCTGCGAGTTGTAGTTCTGCGAACCCGTACCCATAGGCTGGAACTTCATGCCAGAGTTGCGGTTCACCAGGTTGACACACCACTTGATGTCATTGCTGGAAATAGCAGTGACAATAGAGGTGATAGTTGCAACGCCACCGGCTTTACGCAGCGAACCCGAAGAAACGGTCTGATATACGTCAATCATCAGTTCGTTCAGGGACTCA